GTGCAGTGGTGGGGCATCACAACCAGTCGCTTTATCGCCAGCAGCTGGGGGTGAACCCGCGTTAAAAACCATTATGGAGGAAAAAGTTTCAGATGTAGTTACATTTGCTTTTGTTCGGAATCCGGATGGTGGGTGGTATACAGATGGTCGAGCCTTTTTTACATCATCTGGGGCAGAGGAGATCGTGAATGCAAACGAGGTTATAAAGTGCATCGATTCAGGAATAGGTTGGGTTAAGGTTAGTTCCAACCCAACCAAGAATGTTAAGATAGCGCAAACAATTCCAGCAATGCAGTTCATGACCTTCTCATCAGCCCATAACACCCAAACTGGTTTATCCTACCCAGAGTGCACATATTATGTGTATAGCCCCCTTTTAACGTATTTGCGGCAGCAGGTGCCTGTCAATTGTTTGAGTGATGTTCATATCAAGGCCGCCATGGCCTTGGTGTTGAAGCAAGGTTACACCATAGATCACCCGAATGTCAAGGACACATTGCGAGCGTATGCCCATTCTGTGGCGTTTGCTTACAATGATATCTTTGGCGCTCGCATGTTTAGACAAATGATAACCAACACTTCTGCTATCGGTTTTGACGAATTCAATATGATTTCAAAGTTGGCTGCTCACCCCGGGCTTGTGTCTTATGGACAAGTCATTTGTGAGGCATCCAAGAGGTCCGATGTGGAATGGGACCTCGTCAGAACCGATTTTGTAATCACCCGCGCTTCTGCGGGGGTTATGCGCAGAGACGTCGACAACATGGGTCGTGTGTTGCCATTGAATGGTGCTGGGGTCAGTCATGAAAATGAGTTAACTTACCAGCCATATTTCGCAACAGTGGATCACGACAAACGTGGTGTTTGTCGAAATTTTTTCTTTAGGTTGTTGTCCCCACACGACACAGCCCATTTCTTTGTCCACAAGTCATGTGGTTCCACTTTTAATGGAGCCTTAAAGAGGTTGCTCGGGGCCAGAGAGGGCGAGAATGTTTATCGGACGTTTGCACTCTCTCTGGGTGAAGAGATTTTTCGATCGCGTATGCAAGCACTGTTGACGCCATTGTCAGATCAGCGTGTTTGCCCGCAAGATTTGAGAGCTATGTATAATTTGCTCTTGAACGGCCGT